TCTGATGAATTCTTAAGTTTGCTTCCTTATTCTGGTAATAAACGTGGTGGATGAGAAGTAAGTAATTGTCATGGGTATAGTACAAATAAGGCATCAGATGAATCAAATATTCAATCTGTTCTTGAAACTGAATTTAAACCTGCATATGATGTAGCGTTTAATAATTCAACTATGATATTTGGTATATCCAAATCTGAATACAATAATGCAACAGCACCTGAAATATTAGGAAGTATAAATAGCGATCCTGCTGCATTTGGCGCAATTGTTAGAGATGGCAATAGAATTTCAAATTCAAACTATCAATTCTGAATTGAAGATGAATATATTCTTTATTATATCGATGCTGAAACTGGTTTATATGTTGCTGGACAAAATCTTATAACTGAACATGGAATTCCATCTGGAAATACAGTTAATGAACAAAATGAATGGTTTAAGGCAAGACGTAGAGAACGTTTTAAAGAAAATGCAGAAGATTCTTGAGATATACAAGACTGTTTATTCCATTATGCTTTTATTATTTGTGTAGGAGCGGTTGATAATTTTGGAAAGAACACGTACCCTTATAAAATGAAGGAACTTGCTAATGGTGGTAGATGAAAATGGCGTCAGGATGACCTTGACTCTATATTAGGTATTAATAACTCTGGATACGATAGTGTACCTTCTTGATCTGAATATGAAGACATGGTTGCTAGAGGATCTGTTTATTATGGAGGTTCTGCATCTGTGTTTTGAACACTTATTCATGAGTGTTATATGGAAGACTACATTAGTACAGTAACAAATGTTGCCACTAATGGAATTTTATCTATGGGAAAATCAATACTTAATGCTATGAGTATTGCATCTGGAGGTGTGAATATTGTTAGTGGAGTGCTTGACTATTTTAATAAAACATTTTGAGATAACGCTCAAAATTATTTTCCACAATCTGCTTATAATACAGATGCTGCTTTTAAATACGAACAGGCTTGATTAGCTGGAGCAGTACAGCAAGCACAACCTTTACCTCAATCCTTAGGTAATCACTTCTCTGCTGAATATTTATGGGTATATAATCGTGTTATATATTTGTTATCTTTATTTAGAGCTGGTCCTTTTGGAGATTACGCTAATACGGCTTTAGGTACTATTTCTTTCAGACCTGTAGCTTTACCATCTATAACAGTAACTCCATTCTACAAATTATATCCAGGAATAGGTGATGGAACAACAATGAGAAATGGAACAAGAACGAATGCTGGTTCTGATTATACATTTGTAGGACCATTTTCTAACCAAGGACAAACTACAATGTATATAAATGGTTCTAATCTATTATCTTATCTTGGAGATTTAAAAGATTTAACAGTTGACTTAACGCTCACTCCAACACTTGCTATTAATGGTAGAAAATTAGCAGCGTTTAAAATTGGGGATGAAAATAAATTTACAGATGAATTGATATCTTCTGATATTTATTATACTCAAGAAGAAATAGATAACGCAGAAGAAGGAGATGACGCTTATGGTAAAACTACAGAAGATATAAGAATTCCGGCAGTTTATAAATTAAACGTTACTACTAATGTCACTGGATTATCTTTTAATAATGTTCCTTGTTTGGAATATATAGATGCCAGAAATGCTTCTAGTATTCAAGGTATTGTTGATATTTCTCCTTGCACTAGATTACGTGAGGCTTATTTTGATGGAACTAATATAACTGGTGTTAAATTTGCTAATGGACAGCCTATTGAACACTTGTCACTTCCTGAAACAATTTCTACTCTGTCTATGAGAAATCTTAGCTATCTTACTTCTGAAACATTAGTTTTACCAGAAGATTTATCTAATATTTCTCTACTTCAAATAGAAAATTGCGGATTTGATGCTGTGGATCTTTTATCTGAAGCTTATAATTCTGATAATTCTAGTTTAACAAATATTTCTATTACATTACCAGATATTATTAATATCAATAGTAATCTTTTATCAATGTTTTCTAATATTGCTAGTGGTAAAGATAGATATGGAAATGCTAAGGTGTATCATGGAGTAAATACAGATGGGTCTCCTGCTGATACAGGAACGCCTAATATCATAGGTTTTATTCAAATGACAACTCCTTTCTATCCTTCTGATTTTATTGCTCTTGGTATGAATCCTACTAATGAAAGAGATTATGATGAAAATGGACTTAAAATAAATGGTATTACCAATTTAGGTTCTTTACAATTAATTTATGATCCAAATAATAGATATATAGAATTTAAAGACCAAACTGTTGCAAATATATGTATAACAAATTGAGGAGACGGAGTTGGAATTACTGAAGCTCAAGCTGCAGTTGTATCAGAATCTCTTACAACTCAATTTGCTAATACTAATATTACGTCATTTGATGAATTGAGGTACTTTAAAGCAATGACTTTATCCAGTAATAACGCTGATAACTTATTCGATGGGTGTAGTAATTTAGAGAGAATACATTTGCCAGAAACATCAAATCAACTTACATTAGGATCGTATTTATTTGACGGTTGTTCAAATTTGAAGGAAATACACTTCCATAGCAGATTTAGTTCAAGTGCAAAGTATCAAGCTTTTCGTGGGTGTACTAGTCTTACTAAAATATACTTTGATTCACTAGATCAATTATTAAACTCTACACACGGAGATCTTGTTGCAAGTAATAGATGAACAATGCCCTTTAGAGCAAGTGGAGGAGGACATATATATATTAACGACGTTGAACTTACTGATCTTGTTATACCGGTGGGAATAACCAGAATACCTTCAATTTTTGCATATTGTAAGTATATTACAAGTGTTACAATTCCTTCTACAGTAACTACAATATCAACTCACGCGTTTTATCAATCTGGACTTACTGGATCATTAATCATTCCTTCTTCAGTTACTTCGATTGGAAGTTCTGCGTTTAATGGTTGTACTGGACTTACTGGAGATATTATAATACCACCTTCTGTTACTAATATTTATGATGGTGCATTTTCTCAACTTGGAGATGTTGGAACAATTGATATACAATCGTCTACTGTGTCGTTTGGTAGTGGTGTTTTTAGTCAAACGTTTATGACAAATCTATATATAAATTCTTCTATTAGTCAGGTTACAATTTCAACAACTACATCAGTAGGATGAGTAGGAAAAGGCAACGGAACTCTTATGATTAATGGAAATCTAAGCATTTCAGAATTCTTCCAAAGATTAAGATTTAAACACTATGTTATAAAAGGTGATCTTATTGTAAGTAAGGGTGGATTACTTTCATCAGCAAATTCAACTCGCTCTGTTAGAATAGGTGGTAATTATGTTGGTAATGCAAACGGAGGAATTTTTGGAGCTACTACAGCAGGTTCAAATATAGAATTTATAGAAATAAATGGTACTATTACAGAAGGAATTCACAATTCTTATAAACCGACACATGACCACATACTCCATCTTGGATATAATGGAATAGCTACAGATACTCCTTCTCAAGTCGGAGCTGAATTAAACGTTACTACTAAAATTTATATAGGTACAGGTGAATCAGAAGCTGGAGACCAAGCAATCCTTGACCAATACCTTGCGAATGAAGCATGGTCTGCATATGCTGACAAACTTGGTACTTGATGGTATTATATAAATGTCGAAAACGGTGAATATGCAACACCTCCGACAATTCCTAATGTATAATAAAATATAAAAATTGATAAACTATGAGTGATAGAGTTAAATGATGTTTAAAAATTTATGGTTACTTAGCACTTATTACAGCGGTTATTATTGCAGTAATCGGTCTTGTTTTTGGCAAGATCATTGAAGGTACTTTATTTGCTGAAGCAAGTAAGTGAGTTGTAATGGGCTTAGTAATTGTATTAGTTGTGCTTGGATTGGCTTATGTACCTGTAAGTTTATTAGCACATAGAAGAGATAAATTATATCCTAAGTATGGAAAAGATTGGTTTAAAGCATTGTTAAAAGGTCAAAAATAAATTTATAAAAGGAAGTGTTCTCTTTTCATAAATGTAGTATAGATTAATAACAAGTTATTAATTTATCTATCTTATAAATCCCTGTAACTGAATAAGTTATGGGGATTTTTATTTTCTTTTAGTATTGTTATGTATCGGGTTGGGTTTGTCGTATCTTTGCACTGTTGATCAACAAAGTGTTTTATTTATGTTAAATCTTAAAATTTATAAATATGGCAGACGAAAAAACTTATGTATTTGACAGCGCTTCTCGTAACGACATTCCTCTTGCTTACGCTTTAAACAACAATGGTTGGAATAACGGTGGACTTGGCCTTGGTGGTTGAGGTGGCGGAATCGTTGGCTTCTTGCTTGGTTTAGCTTTTGGCGGTGGCTGAGGCGGATTTGGCGGCTGAGGTAATGGCGGATTTGGCGGAGGAGTTAGCGGATTAATTAACTCAGATAGCAATAGAGATGTTGTTCTTCAGGCTATTAACGGAACAGATGCTGATGTTCGTCAATTAGCCACTACATTGGGTATGAATTACGAAACTATTAGTCAGGGTATATCTGATGCAAGATTAGCTTTAGCGAATGTTGGTTCTCAGGTTGGCCTTTCTGGTTTACAGGTTCAGAATGCAGTTCTTTCTGGTGATGCTTCTATAGTTGCTAAACTTCAAGAGTGTTGCTGCGAGAATAGACTTCTCACTACAACCCAGGGTTATGAAAGTCGTATACAGACAATAGAACAAACAAATCAACTTGGTTCTCAGGCTGATAGAAATGCAGGTTCTATTATTAATGCGATTAACGCTCAAACAATTGCAATGAATGATCAATTCTGTGCTTTGAAAGAGCGCGAGCTTCAAGATAAGATTGATACACTTGAGGCCAATAATACAGCTCTTAAAACGCAGATTGATAATGCTAATCAAACTGCTGCTGTTGCTGCTATGCTTGCTCCTATTCAGAGAGAAGTTTCTGAAATTAAAGCTGCACAGCCTTCAACTACAACTGTACAGTATCCACAATTAACAGCTATTCCTTCTTATTACCTTTATGGTAATGGTGGATATTATGGTGGAGGTTTCCCTTTTTATAATGGAACTGGCTCTATTTGGGCTTAGGTAGAGGAGGGCCTATATATTATGGGTACTAACTTTATCTATAATCGAGTAAATGTTAATGGGGTGCCTTGTATTGAATCTAGAAGTATTACAGAAACTACTACTGCAGTTACTTTTAACTTTGGACCTAGTTTATATACAAGTTCTAGATTTTCTGGTTTAATTGCAGTTAGAATTGCAGAAGCTGCTGAAGCTACTGCTGCTGCACTTCCAGTTAGTTTTAACGTACCCAGTATAGCCGGCACTACTATAGCTTTAACAACTTTTGGTGGAGCTGCTGTTACTGGTGCTGAATTAGAGCAAGGTATTCATTTAGTATTTTATGATAGAGCAAACGGAGTTTTACAATTATTAGTCTAATTTTTATATGTTTCAATCAGTAAGGCCAAATAGTCCAATTTATGTATTACATAAAGGGGATAATCCTCGTTTAGAAACTGGTTATGTAGTTAATCAGCCAATACCTAAACCGAAATATCAGATACCTCATACTTTTGGACAACCACAAGAAATGATAGTAGATTTAGTAGTGAAACTGAATGATATTTCATTGAATTTAAACTCTATTCCTGCTAATTTAGATATAGCCGATTCTTATTCTAATGGAGAGAGTGTTGTTATATCTGATAGTAGAGAGGCAATGAATTCAGAAATCATTAGTTTAAAACAGAAAAGTATAGATGTGATTAATAGTATAAAGTATCATCAGTCGTTAGTTTCTCAATACGATAAACTTCTTTCTGACTTTAATCCAGAAATGGCTGAAAAACAAGCTCAACAACAGGAAATAGCTGATTTACGTAATCAGATGAACGAAATGAGTAAAAATATGACTTTACTGTTGGAACAATTAAAACGTAAAGGAGGACAATTAAATGAGAATGTGGGAAATTAAAGAGCGTGATCGCGGTTATAGAAACATGCGTCACGATGAGAAATCCGTAGAAGAGGCTTACGAATGTGGCTACGAAGATGGGTACGAAGATGCAATGAAAGAAGTAGAAGGCGAATCTTATAGAATGTCTTCTCGTTCTTATAGAGGGTCTAGTAGGAGATACTAATGAGATTAGATGCAAGAGATAAGTTTCCTTCTGGAATGGAGGAATACTTGGCTCAAAATGGTTGACATTTTTCTAAGAAAATGTTTGAATGAGTTGGGTCTAATATGTATAAAAAAGATCCTTCTGGTAAAAAAATTAAGATTCAAACTCTTTCTAAAGAAAATGTTGATGAGCTTTTAAAAAAGTACGGAGTTGTTCTTGATAATAAATTTGGATACGATTACGTATTTGCAGCAAATATGTGTAAAGCTGATTATTTAGGTTCTTCTGTTCCTGATGAGCAACATCTTGCATTATTTGTTAAAGATTACGTAGACGATCCAGATGGATATCCAGAACTTCCTTTTACAAGATTTTATGGAGATTGTATAGGAACTGGTAATCCTATTCCTTGAGAAGATGTGCTTTAATTATGGTACTTTGTCAAGAATTTAGATTAAAGGATTGAAATTGAAAAGTTAAAGCGTTTTATGTAGTAGATTTAATTCCAATAGATTATATAGCTAAAGAATTGTATGGGATTGGCTGTAGTGATGAAGATATAGATTCTGCAGTAGCTGTTTTAGGAAGTGATGATTATAATAGAGGTATTACGTTTTCAAACAATAATACTAGAGAATCTATTATAGTTATTGGAGAAACATCCTGTCCAGCACAATTTGCACATAGCTATGATCATGAGAAATTACATCTTGCTATGCATATTGCCAAAACAGATGACATTAATCCTTTTAGTGAAGAATTAGCATATCTTGCAGGAGATATTGGATTTGAGATGTTTCCTATGGCTAAATACTTTTTATGTGAGCATTGTAGGGAAGAATTAAAATAATTTTATTTTTTAAGGTGGGAATTGAAAAATTTCCACCTTTTTATTTGCATTTTTGAAAAATTTTTTATATATTCGCACCGTAAAATGTAAATATATGGAAAATTCAAATAATACACAAAACACAACATATAAAGTGCAATTCAAACAAGTGAATACGGAACAACTAATGAATCACTTACAAGAAAGATTTAAAAGATATAGAGAATCTAATAAAACAATAGAAGAAGTTCCAATTAAAGAAGAAAAAGAGGTTCCTCAATCATTAAAATCTATAGATAAACCTTATGGTCCAATGACTGGAAAAACTGGCAGACCTAGATTAGGATATTACATAGGACTTTATTTTAATACTAAACCATATATGTATAATAATGGAGGAGCTGTCTAGAACTCAATATAGAATTACTCTAATTTTATGCAAATACATTCCTTGAATAATAGCATTTATTTATTTTGTATGTTCTATATTTAGTTGTTTTGGAATAGGATTTAAGTGGATTGGATTCGTATCTTCTTTATCTTTTTTGCCAGCTATATGTTTAATTTCATTTTCTGTATTGTTTAGATTTTGCATTTGACACAGACTTCCAATATATTATATATTTACACAAAATATAATAAATGCTATTGATTTTTATATTGGAATTTCTGTAACCAATATTCAAATGTGTTGAATTTATTTGATAATAACTGGAATTTTTGTACTGTTAGGCGCTTATTTAAAAAATAGATACAATGAAAAAATTAGAACTTCTCAAAAATAGTTTTCTTTATCTAGCAGAATATATAGATAATGGTAATACAACTTTTACAGATGAAGAATGCGACGCACTATTAGATGTAATAAAGAAAGCTATTGATAACGATACAAAGTATAGTAAATATCAAGCAGCTAAGTATCTAAATATAAGTACATCCACTTTTGATAATTGAGTTAGAGTTGGTAAGATTCCAGAAGGCAGAAAAGAAGTTGGATTTAAAGAGAAGTTTTGATTATTAGATGATTTAAAGAAAGTTAAAAACAAAAATAAAAATGAAAGTTAAATTAATATTAGTCGGTATAATAATAGCATTATTTGTTGGATTGGGTTTTATATTTACCACTAAGAATGCTACTATAGCCAGACTTAATAATGAACTTTTGGTTGCTACAAACAATAATAAAGCGTATGAAGCTGAAAAAGATTCTTTAAATAAAAAGACACTTCAGTTTCAATATACTATCGATCAATTAAATTATAGTAATGACTCTTTGGTTCAAAAAATAAACGCTGTTAGAAAGCAGTTAAAATTAAAAGATAAAGAGATTACAGAACTACAATATTTTGCTTCTCAAACAACAAAGCGGGACAGTATTGTTGTACACGATTCCATTTTTGTAAAAGGGGTTGCATTGGACACTTTAATTGAGGATTATTGGAGTCATCTCGCTGTTCATGCTGAGTATCCAAACATTCTTGATATTGAAAGTTCGTTTAGAAACGAAACTACTGTTGTTTTACACACCTCTCGTGTAACTGTTGATCCTCCTAAAAAGTGTAAATTACTTAGATGGTTTCAAAAGAAGCAAGATGTTGTAGAAGTTGACGTTGTTCAAGAAAATCCTTATTGCATCGACAAAGAAAAGAAATTTATTAAGATTATTAAATAAAAATTTGGATTTTTGAAAAATTATTATTAAATTTGCGGCGATACTAAAAATTGTTTAACATTTTAAAGGACTAATGACTATGGGTGAAAATGATTATTACGATTCCCTGTTGGAAGATCCTGTAGAGGAAGTATCAACAGAGGAACCTGAGGTTGTTGTAGAAGAACCTATTCTTCCAAATCAGGATAGTGACACCAAACCTGATGAAGAGCCTACTACTGAGCCTCAACAGCAAGAAGACGATCTTCTAACTAGTTATCTTAAAGGATATGGTATTGAAGATCCATCGAAGATTCAATTTGAAAATGAAAATGGAGAAATTGAGGAAGTTGATTTTAGAACTCTTCCAAAAGAAGAGCAATTAACAATGCTAAATGAACTTTCTAATTCTGCATATACAGATTATGAAAGAAATGTAATCAATTATCTAAGGCAGAATAATACAGATTTACAAGGTGTTATTGATTATTTCTCCAATAAAGCCATTGAAGATTATTTGGCTAAAAATCCAGATTCTGCTCCTCAAAAATCTTATAAAATAGATGATTATTCGGATGATGAACTTTATATAGCTGATTTGGCAACCAAATATCCAGATTTTTCTGAAGATGAATTAAATGCTAAATTAGATGCAGCTAAGGTTAATGAAGAATTATTCAAAAAAGAAGTTGACTCATTACGTACTTATTATAAGCAAGAAGAAACTCGTCAAGAAGAAGCTGCTAAACAAGAGGAACAGTTACAATACGAAAATTTGCAAAATACTTTACTAAATACCGTTAAGAATTTTAATGAGATTGTTTTGGATCAAGATGATCCAAATAGTGATTCTCTTGAAATTGAAGATTCAGATAGAGAACAGATGATGAGTTATTTGTTAGATTTAGATAAAGATGGAGTTAGCCAATTTGAAAAGGATTTAAATGATCCCGCTGCTCTAATAGAATTAGCTTGACTGAGAACTCAAGGTAGAAATACCTTAACTGGCATCACTCAGTATTGGAAGAAAGAGCTAGCAGATACTAGAAAAGAGCTAACTAAAGTTAAGAAAGAACTTGAAAGATACACAAAGAAAGAAACTAACTCTGAAGTTAAACCAACTCCAAAAAGAGATAAAGCTAATAAAGTTTCTGATTTGTGAATTTAGGACAAATGACTACTTAAAAGAATTTATTACATATGAGAATTTCTGGTTTTACAACCACACGCCCTGAGATGCACAACACTCGCACTTACGAGGACTTCTCAAAATTTTTGGGTGTTAAACCTGCGAGAATTGGACTCGTAGCGACTTTATATGATCAATATACAATTACTCATCTTACTGAGTCTTTAATGAATGTCTTCACTAACGAAAAGGCTTCTAAGAATAATTGGCAACGTCTTAATGAATTCATGTTCGAGTGGGAACTCGAAGTGAATCGTATTAAGAGAGTTCCTATTATGGCAATTGAAGGCGATGGTTGCAATGCATCCGATATCCTTTTCCGTTTCCCTGAGAACTACTATCAGAAGTTTGATACATTCGTGATTGAAGAGACTCGTCAGTATGTAATTGTTATGAATCGTCCTCAACGTATAGCCGACAATTGCTTCCTTGTAGTTGGTAAGTTAGTTGATGAGGATTATTCTGCACAACTTCCTAAATACTTCGTTGATAACTGTGCTGGTAAATTAACTCGCTTTGTTACCAATTACATGCCTGAAATGCATGAGGAGGGTAGACTTCCACAAGTCTTTTTTGTGTTGCTCTCCTCCGTTTGCTAAACAAACGAAAAATTAAATAAATTTTTCTAATTGCTGGAAACCCTTCGTGGGCAATCAGCAGCGAAGCTAGAGATATTGCAAGCGTTATACGAAGCACTCTAGAACGTTCAACGACTAGTCCTTTGCGACGTAGGAGAAATAAACTCCGAAATGGAAAAAATCTAAAATTTAAATACAATGAAATATATAGTATATCAAACAGTTTGTACAGTAAACAATAAAATTTATATTGGAGTACATAGTACAGAAAACCCAGATGTTTTTGATGGATATTTAGGCTGTGGTGTTTATATTTATCGTCCAGCTACATATAACAATCCAAATACTCCATTTAAATGTGCTGTAAAAAAATATGGTCCGACAAAATTTGTTAGAACAACATTAAAAATATTTGATATTGAAGAAGATGCTTATAAACTTGAAGCAGAACTTGTTACAGAAGAGTTTGTTAAGCGAGAAGATACATATAATTTAGCATTAGGCGGTAGAGATACCTCTATAGCAAACGGAAAAAAGAAAGTTTATATGTATTCTTTAAAAGGAGAGTTTGAAAAAGAATTTGAAAGTCTTCGAGAAGCATCTTTATACTTAGATCCAGATTCTCATGGTCCTGGACATCTTCCAAGAGCAATAAAATCTGGACATCAATATTTAGGACATCAATTTTCATATGAAAAATTACCTTATATGAAAAAACTAAAATGCAGAACAATGAGTTCCGTTGATATGCCTCATGTTGGTAAAAAAGTTGGACGATTTGATGATAATGGTAACTTGTTAGAAACATTTCAAGATATGACTGAATGTGTTAAAGCTGGATATAAAAATGCTAAACAAGTCGCTATTGGAAAAAGAGAACATTGTAAAGGTTTTGTATTTAAATATTTAGATTAAGATATAGTCTGAACATTACGGAAACGTAATGATTAACAATAATTGTACACAAAATATACTTCTAATACCGAAAAGTTCAGAGGTTATATCTCCACTCACCGCTGTGATATTGACTATTCCGCTATGTATAAGCCTATGGAGGATGTCTTCATCCAGATTGGTAAGGGCAAAGATGACGACCCTGTTTATAAGCTTCCTAAGTGCCAACAGGTTCTCATCGAGAACTTCCTTCAGGTTCGTGAAGGTAAATTAGCATGAGGAAAGAGCAATGTTGACAAGAATGGTCAGCCTACAATCTATGATAATGAGACTGGACGTCCGATAATTACTTCGGAAGGCTGCATACCTCAAATTGAACGTTTTGCAACGAAGTTTATTTTCTCTAAGCTAACTGTTGCTTGACTACAGAAAGCACTCAATGCTCTTGTATTAAAGAGTGAAAAGAAATTAGGTAACAAGTACGCTATGATTTGCAACAGTCTTATGTGGCATGATGTACAGCGCGTAATTGATGTTTTCCTCAAGGATCGTCACACTGACGGTGACTTCCTCTGGAGTAAAGCTTCTAATGGTTACGTTTCTGCAGGCGCTACTTATGATACCTATATCTATGGTGGCAATACCATAGGATTTAAACTAGATGCTTCTCTCGATGTTGAGTTCCCTGATAGAAAGTATGCTATCATGGTTGATATCACTCCTGACGGTCGTACAGGTAAGCCTGCAATGGCTCAGTATACCTTCAAGAACGGTGAATTCATTCAGAACTCCATCGCTGGCGTAGGTGGTCTTGACGGACTTAGCAGCGGTCCTGTTGCTAGTCGCGTTGCTGCATCTAAACTAGTTGCATTCGGTTATGCTGGTATAGCTGTCTTTAATCCTTATAAATCTGTTGTTCTTATGAGCAACAAACAATCGAACCCTTGGTTCTAATAGAATTTTGATATAGATAAGTTACTCCCTCTCGAAAGGGAGGGAGTTTTTATAGATTTAGATTTAAAATATATATATGGACTAATATGGAAAATAAGAAAATAATAACGCTACGTACTCCATATAAACTTAAGGAATATCATTTTACTCCACTTCCAGATAGAAACGGACTTAGAAAACCTTTTGTTAAAGAAGTACGAGCAGATGCTGATGGTACAACACATATGGTTTTATCTGAAGAAGAACGCAACGATCCTAATTCAAAGTATTTTTTACCAGAAGATATGGACATTGTAGTTACTGAAGGTACTACGTTTGATTTATCCGATCCTTTAGATTATAATAAATGGGAAGCTATCAAAGATAGTGATCTTATAGTTCCTATGCGTGATGCTAGAGATGAAAATGGAGTTTTGCTTATAGATGGTGATAAGAAACGTTATGGAATTGCTGAGATTTATGTAGATGTGGCTGGAGAGGATTCTGAAAGACGAATCAATCGTCGTAAGAAAATTCTTGAGGCACAGCAATTTGTTCTCAATGATTCTCCTAATGGAATTCTATCTAAGTGCCGTTTAATTGGACGAGATATGAAGAATGCTCCATTTACAGATGCGCAAGATTATCTTCTCGAAGAAGCAGATAAACATCCTGATAGAGTTATAGATCTATATAGAGGACAGGATACTGGGCTTCAACTTCTTTTACTAGAAGGTCGTGAAAAGAACATTATTAATAAAGTTAATGGCTGACTTATGTATGGTGATACTAATCTTGGTGCTACAGATGAAGCAGCTGTAATGTTCTTAAAGTCACCTATGAACACAAAGATTTTTGAAGCACTTAAACGTCATGTATTCCCAGAGTACGCAGTTCAATATGAACATCAAGCTGAAGATAAAAAAGAAATTGAAGAGCCACCAGTAAATCCACAGTCAGGTAATAAAAAGAAATAAATCTAAATCTATAAAAGTTAAAAATAGACAATTAAAAGGCAGTCTATTATGTTAAACAATAAAATAATTGAATAATATGACAATTAGAGATTTATTTGACTATGCTTTAATTGAAATGAATAAAGTTGAAGCGCCTAGTTTGCTATTAGAAGACTTTAATTATTTTATTAATAAGGCTGTCCAACAATATATAAACAAAGTATATAATCGATACGATATAAATCAGCAATCTTCAGATGATTTACGTGTATTAAAAGCAACTACTGAACTAGAACTTCAGAAGCAAGTTCTTGGCAGAGTAGCAAATAAAGATAAGTTTGTATATACAACTAATCTTCCATTAGATTATATGCATATTTTGAACTGCGTAGTTGAGTTTGAAATTAAAGGTAACTATAAATGTTATAAAGAAGGAGATCATATTGATTTTCCAGCAAGAAGACTTACTGCTGATTCTGCTGCTGCAATTCTTCATAATGTTTATATGAAGCCAGATTATAAACGACCTTATTTTTATATAAATAACGTATCACCTGTAAAAGATTTGAATGAAGCAGATGTTTCTGCAATTGAAGATCCTAGGCGAGAGAATGAAAATAATAATTCGAATCCAGAACATGATTCTAGAACAGATAGCATTAAAGAAGAAGACATTCGTTTATCAAATGCATCTAATGTTAGAATTGAAATAAGATTTGGAGACGATGATTCTATTTTTACACCAGTAGCCGTTTATGTTGATTATATAAAGTCCCCTATGTTTATTAGATTGACTTATGATGACATTACTAGTACCGAAGACCATACAAGGGTGTTAGAATTTCCGGACTATGTATGTTATGAGATTGTAAATGAGTTGGTTAAACTTTTAATGGAAAATGCTAGTGATCCTAGACTTCAATCTAATTATACTGTTAATCAAACCATTGCCGATCCCACAGCAATTCCAGCTAATCAATCTTCAAGGGACAGATCTTAAATATTAACTTTTAAAAATTAGTAAATTATGTTTCAGTACACACATGAATTAATTTTCAATTCCCTAACCATGCCAGATGGTTCCAAGAGACTTGTTCGTAATGGTGGTAAAACCGGTCCTCTTACTATCAAACGAGGTGGTGAGTATTGGGGAAGATTTATTCAAGATGGTAAAGTTTACAAAACACCTGGTAACGTAGGTGTTTATGAAATGCTCACAATTGATGTTGAGAAACTTGGTCAGATTTTCCCTGGACAAGATGGAGCTTTCATGAACCCTGGTGTATATCAACTTAATATGTTTGTAAAACTTCTTGATCCACATGCTCTCTATGAGTTTGGCTATCCTAATTATCAATCTTTTGGCCGTCATATCCTTGTTGGATTTGATGTAGAACCTACTGACGAGGCTGCTGATGTTGCTCTTAAGATTTATGAATCTCTTGAAATGGCTGTTCGTAAAGAAGAATTTGTTGTTGGAGGTTTGGATGAATCTGATGAGGATGCTCTTGCAGTTGGAGAATTCGCAGAAAACGCTACAGTTATTGCAATACGTGCAAATCACTATGCTCTTCGTTTTGCAGCTGTTGGTGTAGCTGCTTATGACGAAACCACTTGTGATTCTTGTATTGGTGAATATCTTCCTACAATAGATATTCTAAATAATAAGAATACTTCTAAGAACGCTGCTGAAGTTGTTGTAAATGGTGTTGAGCCTTTTGCAACTGGTCAATGGTTAATTGAAAACCTTCGTTTCCCGACTTATCCAAATATTCGTTATGCAGCTCCTTTTGAGGAGGATCGCCCTGTTCCAGGTGTTGTCTATGTACAATATTCCTTTGCTTATGATTCACCTAGACCTCAGTTTGGTGGTCTTTCTGGTGTTGGTCAGAAAGTAGAAGCTGTTACTCGTCATATTTACTATGTTCCTGCATCTTTAGCAGATGAATTTGAAGCTGCATTTGCAGAACTTAAACATGATGGTAAAGCAATAGAAATCGTTGAGACTATGCCAGAAGTAACTGATCCTGATGGAAATTCTGTTTCTGGTGGAACTGATGAACCTACCACTCCTGATACTCCTGCTACTCCTACTTACACTCTATTAACAGAAGCTCCTGCTGATTGGGCAGAGAATTATACTAATTATTACACTAAGAGTGGCGAT